CTTCAGTCCACGTCCAACGAAGAGTGCTTCAAAGGAACGCATGGTGTATGACAGCCACTGTGTGGGAACCTTACGCCAATCGTCCTGTGCCCATGAGCGTGCCATGTTGGTCATGTTGAACGTCAGGTCAGCATCACGTCTAGCGATACTCCGACGAGCAGTCATGTTGCCTCTGAGCATAACGCCGGGGTTGTCCAGCTTGAACTCAAGGATTGATGTGAACAGGCCAGACAATTGGTTCTGTCGCTCACCCCAGTTGAATGGGGCCAAACCTACGTCATTAGCTTTCGAGATACCTTTCTTGATACCACGCTTAGCATTGGACTCAATCTGCCGTCCACCAAGTTCCATGATGTCAGCACCAACGATGCCCCTGCCGCTCTCACGTACGTACTCGAGCATGTCTTCAACTTCATTCTCAGGAATGTTGAAGTGCTTTGACATACGTTTGTTGAACAGCTTGAGAACCTCAGGGTCAGTCTCCTTAACCATCTTACGGAACATGAGTGCCATTGTAGCACCCTTTGCGCCGGCTCTAGGTGACGCAGCTATGATAACCATAGCATGGGCAGCCTGTAGTGGAGCCTGAAAGATGTTAAAGAAACCAAAGGCACTCTGGAAGCCTACCTTCAACAGCACGTTAGTAGGGTCACTCAGGTTAACCTGTTTACCCATTGTGTCAAAGACTGTCTCTTGAAGACGTTTGGCATTGATCTCCAACATAGACTGCAGTGGGCCTTTAGTACCTATGCGACGATGGATGACACTACGCATGTGCTCCATCTGGGAAGCAAATGCACCAGCTTCACCTGTGTGCCCCATGTCCTCAGGACGTACCTTAGCGTTCATGAAAGCCCGTCTGTAGTCAACGATATTATCGCCAGCTGTGCCTAGGCCCCATGCTTCACCATAGCCTTCACGAATGGCAGTCTTAACCCACCCTTCGATCGACCTAGTTGTACCAGCCTCAAAGGCCAGACGCATGATCTCATTGTCCAGACCTATGGATACACTGTTACTAGGTGCAAGGTGTTCAGACTTGTGACCACCTACGTGCATGAGCCTCTCTTGTCCGCGTATCTGACTTGTGGAAGCCATCTGACCAGCTGTGAGGTTTTCAACAGGGTCATCACTTATGCTGTCGATAACAGCCTGATCACGCTTCTTAGAGCCAATAACCCCGTGCTTCTTGAAGTTCCAGTTGTATTTCCCTGAGAACTTTTCAAAGTCATCCAGAGAATTAATGGTAGTGTTCCAATCGTTATTCGCACGAATGAAGGCGTCCTTCTCACCCTTAGGCATATCAGACGCTGCAACTCTACGCACTTCTTCCAACTGTTTGGCAGCCGCTTCAGCTGACTTACCTGATGAGGCAGACAGCAGAGACTTCTTACGTACACCATCGACTACGATAAAATGTGTAGCGTGTGTATAGTCAACACGACCAGAGATAGCAACGCCCATTGCGTCACTAGGTGTGAGCAGCCCAATATCATCTGGGTTAGCAACATGGAAGAAAAGTCCTTCTGCATCATTTGGTGGCTTGAAGCCGTCCTTTGTTTTGAAGACTGTCATCTTAGCTTTGTCAGCATCAGGGATGTCTTTGAGCAGGTACTCTTGGTTCTTGTACCATATCTGAGTGTCATCTGGTAGCTGTGTTACGCTGACCTTCTTACCAGCTGTACGCCATTGGCCAGCTTCCTTACCCATGTTCATACCGATACCTTGGTATCCATGAGCAACCAAGTCACGCATCATAGACGTAGAGCGCAGATACCACTGGGTCATCTCCATCTGGGTCATTGCCTTATGGGCATCCACCTGTGCTTGTGTAGGAGGGTTACCCATCTTATTGGTGTAGTCAGTTATGAAATCATTGGCTGACTTCCAGTCCCGTAGAATGCTGTCACGCTCGATTACCTTGTAAGTGTTGAAGGTCTTAAATTCATCACCAGTCAGCTTGCCTATTACGTCATCAAAGACTTTCTTCTGCACGCTCATGGCATTGATGGAAGCCTCGCCCAACTGGTTCTCTGTAGCCCAACCGCCAACATCACGGGCTGTTGAGTTAGCAATACCTGTCTTGTGAAACAGGTTGTTCCAGAACCCGTGGGTAACTTCAACAATTGCAGCGCGTTCAAGATCAGGAGCCAAACCTGTCAAGTTTAGGTTGTCCGTCTTAGAAAGAACAAATCCCTTGGAGGCATCTGTCTTGTCCAAAGGAATTACCTTGACGTTAGACTGGTTGGACTTCAGTACGTTTGAAAAGACTTTAGCAGCCTCTTTCTCTGTTTTGAACGGTGCACCGTTGGACTGCCCAAAAAGGTTCATGACATAGTGCTCACGTGGACCTACACGTTGTACACCAGTTTTGAACAGAGCAAAAGACTTCTCTGAGACCTTATTTTTGACTAACTGTTTTACACCAGCCTTCCCAACTCTTTCGGCCTCTTTTATGATCGCAGCGTCGTCAACTACACGACCAGCAGCACCAGAGTCAACGATGCGGGTAATCCTGTCCAACAAGGTCTTCTCTGTTACTATTCTCTCAGAAGAGCCCATGCTAACCACTGGACGTGCTGTCAGGTTGTTGCCTTCTTCGAAGCTGCCTTCCAAGATCATCTGGAAGTTAGTTGGACTGAGGTCGTCACTTGCCTCAAGGATTTCCTCTGCCGTCTCAGAACCTTTGGACATTGCCAGCTTAGTGGAGTCTGGTGTAGGCGTAGGGCTGTCCTCAATATTTTTGAGTAGCTTCTTTGCACGTCTGGAAGCCTTGGTGCCTTGGACAACAACCTTACCGGCCTTGGTAACAGTCTGCCCAATACCTAGGAGATCGACAGCACCCCAGAACTTTGATACGTTGTCATCAGCAATGGCTACGTAACCGCCGCTGTTCAGGAAGCCCTGAAGGTCACTAAGGAACATCTGGTTGATACCTCCGCTAGGACCTCTGGCCATTTCATCAGCATACCCTTTGAACCACGTCTTGAAGTTCTCTGTTGACATGGTGATCATCTTAGACTGGATTAGCATCCCCTGCTTCTCATCGTCACCTGTGAGGTTACCTTTGATGCCAACAGTAGAGTCATAGACTATGACGCCACCTAGGTCAGCCAACCAACCACCCCAGCCCTGCTCTTCATCCTTGTATGTATCAAGAATGTCTTGAGCAATCCTGTTGTTCAGGTTGTACCGGAACCTGCTAGGGTTAACCTTAGGGTCCTCTGCATCAAGGGCAGTCTGGAAGTCAATATTCTCTGCACCGTCCACATCTTCAGCCATCTGGTTGGACGCTTGCTGACTAGCCAGAAGTTCTTCTGCAGTCTGGGGGTTGCCTTCATCATATCGACGGTCAAACTCCTCTTGCACACGACCACCAACCTTACCCTTAAGGGCAGCCTTAGCTTCAGCTGGGTCTTCAATATCTGGGTACAGAGCCCCTACAGCAGGGTCAAACTCAGTGTAGCTGTCTGCCTTAGCATTCTCATTATCCTCTTCACCAATAGCGGGAGCATTTGCTTCTTCGTATTCTTCTGCTGTGAGTTCTGGTTCCATGATATTTCCTTACCTAAAATGACGCCCCGGCCTTCCTTAAAACCCAACTGGGAAACTAGCAGCCTGTCTTGTGTCCTTCTTCTGGCCTCCCCAGCTTGCGAAGTTACTTGCGAAACCAGCTATGCCTCCCATGAGCGAAGACATTCCTCCAGCATTCAAGCCGTCGATACGTGCACCTGTAATCTTAGCACCAATAGCCTGTTGACCTGTACTGAAGCCCATCATCTCACCTGCTTGGCTTGCAATACCACTGACTGCTCCAGCAACTGCTGAAGATTGACCAGCCCCTTGGGCCTGACCTTGCATCTCGACCTGTGCACGTTTGATTGCAGCCTGACGCATGGCCTGACGGCGCTGACGACGAGCTACATTATCATTAGCCCGCTGCTGTAGCTTCATAGCCTTCTTCTGAGCGTCCATCTGTTTACCTTGGTAGTACATAGAACCAATGGTCCCAACTACCGTAGCAATTGCTGCGATTGTACCAATAGCCATGATCATATATCCTTATTGTATGTCTGTTCAGATAAATCGTACCCACGGCGCTTATATAGCAGCTGTAGGCTCTTTACGTTCTGAAGATCAGATACGTTTACTTGTGTTGCGCCTGAGACCTTAGCCCAAGCCTCAAAGGCATCAAGCATGGCGACTGCCACCCCTGAGCCTCTGGCTTCTTTGTTACACCACCAGAACATCTCTGATGCGAGTACGTCATTTGAGAAGAGAGGCTGATGTAGGATACCAATGAAGAACCCTACATACTCGTCTCCGTTCTTAGCTAATAGGTAGAAGTACTCAGGGGAATTGACTGCCTCCAAGTACACTTGATTAAACTTCTCAAGGTCGAAGCCCAACTTGTATCCGCTCTTCTTAGCTTCACTGTGGAACATCTTCGACATGATTGCTACCTCAAGCAAGTCGTCGGGGGTTGCCGCGACTAACTTAGTACCTTGCATTTATTCCTCCGATCATACTCCAGCCCAGAAGGATGAAGTCTTTACCTTGTTCACTCTCATACTTCAGACGTATTGAACGTCCACGTCCTCTGACCTTAATCCTAGAGGTGACAACACTCTCTGGGTAGTCAAAGTCAGTAAGGTCGCCTGCGTCCACTACAGGGGTAGGCTTGAGCCTGTACACCTGCTGTGCAGTACTTGAACCAGCTGACTTGAAGTCCCAGTAGGCAGTTATCTTACAGCTGGAGGGGTTGATTGCATCATAGCCACCTCCACCATCTGACTCCCAGCCTGTCTCTGTGCGACGTAGGTACGTGGTTATGTATGGAGCACTTTTCTTCAACTGAAGGTCGCCCATGAAGTCATAACCTGCAACTGCGTATGAGCTATAGTCTGTCTCACCCCAGTCAAGGAAGTCTGTACCTGAGAAGCCACCAATGGTGAACTTGTTTGTAGCACCGTCACGTATGAGCAAGGCGATCGATGGTGAGCCGGCGTCAACTGTTGCCAGCTGTTGGCTTACCACGTCATCCCCTGCACTTGTGACAACATCGTTGCCTAACTGGTCAACAACGTCCAGTGTGGACAAGGCTGAACCGAAGCCTGACAGGTAGATGAAGCCTAGGACGTAGTTTGTGCTGCTTGCTTGGTCCTCAATACGCCAAGGGATAAACGCCCGTAGCTCAAGGTCCAAGATAAGTATGTTGTTGATCTTGTTGCCTACAGTCTCACCTGAGTCTGCATAGCCCCAATAGATACGTCTGTTCACCCTGTCAAAGCCTGACTTGATTGTGGCCTTCTGGGCGTTAGTAATAGCATCGTAGTATGTCTGAATAGTCGCCAGTGATATGTTGGCCTCACTTGGAGAACCATTCACCTTGTCGAACTGCACAGTGTGGATGCCCTCTCTTGACCACCAGAAGGGTGTACCAGCAGCCTCTACGAATGTGTTGGCATTAAGGATACCCACGTCAGACACTTTGTTGATTGAGAACTCTGTCGCCTTAAAGACGCCATCAACACCAGAGATTGTCCATGTACCGTTATCAGCGAACACCATGAGCGACTGCCCAATGGCGTACAACTTACGGATACCATAGGCACCTGTGATCTTCAGTTCTCCGCCATCTGTATCCAGAAGGTCTGAGATAAGTTCTGAGGTAGGGTCATTCACCTGATAACAGTCACCAAGGTCATTGGCATCTTTGATTAAAGGTGAGAACAACACTGTACCGGAGTTTGTTTGACTGTCCAGACCAGCATAGAACACCCGACCACCAAAAGCAGCCACTGTAGCAAAACGTGAGCTTTCTGTCTCATTAAGAGACGAACTCATGTCCGCAGCAGAACCTCTATCTTTATTGAAGAAGTCCAGAATGAACAGTCCGTTTGCTGTCAAACTACGGCCAGCCCAGACTTCCCTGAACTCACTGTGGTCATATTCGTTAACGGAGTTCTTACCTGAGAACCAAGGGTGTGTCAGTGGCGGCCACCCGGTCTCATTACCTCTGTATTTACTTAACGCAGCAGCACCATCACGGTAACCGGGGTCTGTACCTTCGAACCAACCGGCGTTGTACGTATCGTACCTGCGACCGTTGGTGACGGTATCGCTAGCACTTTCTGTAGTCAACTCTTCTTTATCAGTAAACCACTTGAAGTCCCGCACCTTGAAGTCAATCTGTGACGCAGTGTTGGAGTAAGTTAGAGTACCAGAGTCATACTCACGGGCAACCGTAATTGTGTCGATTGCAGGAGATGCAACAACCAACTGACCTGAGATTGATGTGAACTGACAGGCAGCGTTAGCAGCACCCACACCACCAACGATTTCATAGGTGGACAGGTCGATCGTGCCTTCAGTTACGTAGTTACCTGATGTAGGCGTGGTAGCCTTGTTGTAGAAGTAGAGCGTATCGCCCACCTGTATCACAAGATACTCAAGCTGTGATGAGCCACCTACGTTCTCCCACGTACCTGTGGAAACGATGTCACCGTCAGCAATAGTGAAGGTTGACAGGACAGCGTTAGTCTCTGCAGCTACACCCCTGCGTCTACGTCTGGAGCCATCACGCCGAAGGTCACAGTTGAGTTCGTCAACTGAGGCATCCTCAGGAAACGTAAGCTCACCTGCTTCAGTTATCAGCCCCTTGACGAACCTGTTTACTACTTTTTGTGCTTGCTTTTGCGCCATCTGCTTTTGCCTTCATTCTCGCTTGAACTTCTCTGCCTACAGCATCACGCCGTGCAGCTGGGGTCGGCTTTGATTGTCGTAGGTGTTCACGCAGCTTTCGGACTGCACTGTCAATGTTAGAGAAGCGTCCCTTAAGTCTCTCAGGTAGCTTACCAGCGTCGATCATAATCTCATAGAAGATAAACCCTGTGCCGTCCTTCTTAATCGTGAACTTACCATTGGTCTTCTCTTGCCATTCAAATGTGGCACTACGGCCATCTTCGCTTAGTTCAAACTTACCTTCGTCCATATCGGTTCCTCTTAGTAGCCTTCAGTTGTTTGTGTTGATCATTCTGCACGTAGTTCTTCTGACGCTTAGTTGCCTGTTCAATCTTAGGGTCAGCACCACCTTTGAAGATAGAGAAGCAGACAGACTTACTTTCGTTGATCAGATATGGGAACATCGTTGCATCCAAGTCTGGTACGTGTGCGTCTGTAAGTGAGAAGATTGGGTAGGTTGTACCAAAGCCCCTGATCTTGCTTGCTTGCAGTGTGGTGTCCACTGTACTCTTGTGTGAGTCTAGGACAACGTAGTCATCGTCAAAGGATGTATATGTAGTAGGGTGACGATCGTTCCAGATGCGCAGGTTAGTGCCACCAGACTTGTCTGCCACACTGGTGACTGTTGTGCCAAGTGCTCTGGTGTCAACCATGTCCAAGAAGTCCTCAGGTTCGCACCAGCGTATCTCTCGGTACTCAAAAGAGGCGTCGTCGCTTACGTCATACCAGAGTTTCTTGACTGCCTTCACGTTGGCAGGGTATGAGAAGTGAGTAGGAAAGTCAGTGTCAGATAGAGCAGTCAGCTTCAAAAGGCTTTCGTGCTCTGGAATATTACGGGTTGCTATAATGTTGTAGAAGGTGTCTTCGACCACTTGTGCGACCTGTTCAGCTTCTACACTGTCAGAAATTGAGTTGACATCTTCGCTGTCCATAGATGACAAGATGTTCTGCACAATCTCAAGCAACGTCTTTGTCATTGCGGTCATCAGAGGTCTCCGTTCGTGTTCATCCCAAGATAAATAGCAGGAGCAGTAATACCTACGCTACCAGTGTCTGTAGTCAACCAAATTTGACCGCCATTGGTTACGAAGGTTGACAAGCAGAATATAGGGAATGCAATTGTGTAAGTCCACGGTGCTGTCTTAGCAGTGTCGAGAAACTTTGTGACAATCATTGTACCAGCCGCATGAGTGCTGCCAGCAATGTCAAGTTCCAAGGTCAGCTCTGTTGGTGAACCTGTCTTGGTTGTAATTGGTAAGTCCAGACGAAGATCATATGAGTCGCCAATGTTGATTGGTGTGACCTTATCGTTAGTTGTATCCCAAAGGCTACCTGTACCACGTATCTCACGGGGCAGATATGACTCTTCTGATGTGGAGCCTAGGCCGTCAATTGAAACTTTTGCGGGAGTAGTGTTAAAGGTTTGTTCTGAAGCGTTGTCTGAGTAGTAGCCCCAACCGCCGGGGACATAACTCCATGTACCAGAACCGGCACCATCTGCTATGTAAACCTTACCAACACCAGCTGCTGCTGCACCCTTAGGCTCATGAAGATACGGGTCTGTGAGGGTTGAGTGGTTGATATTAGCCATTGAAATCTCCAAGAGTTGTAATTAAAGGGGGCCACCAGTATTCCAGTGGCCCCAGTGTGCTTATTAGCTCCAGTCGATGTATTCAATCACCAACTTACCAGAGCCGGCGGTATGAACAGCAGTACCGTAGTTGAAACCAACATATGCGTTAGCTGCTCCTACGTTCTGCGTACCGTCAGCAAGAGCACCATCACAAACGACTGCAAAGTCATCTGCAAGGGCTGCGAGGGCGATTGCAGCATCGATGCCGTCTGCATCAATAGCAGTACCGGCTGAGTTATACAGACCGATACCCAAAGTAGCCGCTCCACCAGAGGTGAAAGCAGTGTCCACGATGAAGTGCGCTGAAACAATCAGAGCATCAGCAGGGATGAAAGCGTCAGTAGGTCCAGCAGCAGTGCTGTAAGATGCACCAAGAGTGGTAGCGTCTTCCAAGTCTACAACCAGAGCCTTACGGACACCAACAGCAGTTGAGCCGTTGGTCTGTACTTCACCCTGTTCTTCGTGCATAAGGACGGTCAAGCCGTCAGCGTTAGTCCAAGACATAATATTCTCCTTCTATGTCAAATTATACGTTAGTTTTAGAAACAACGCGAACCATGTTTTCAGGACGGTACAACTTCACGCCGTAACGTGCAGTCATGACATATTCGTCCCGCTGGAAGTCCTTGTTGTAGTCATAATCGACATCAGGCTCCTGACGCCATGCGCCCACGAATGGGTTAGCAGTCATGTCAGCAGAGAAGAACAAGTTGGCCTTACCATTGACAGAGCTGAAGTCTACGTTTGCGTCAGCAGCGGTAGGCAGAGCAGAGTCAGTGATGTCTTTCAGGTAGTTCGAGCAATATACGTCGAACCCATACACGTTCTTCAAGAAGGTCATGCCAGAAGCAATACCGTCAGATACGATGCCTTCCCAACGTGGGTTGTCAGAAACATTAACCAAGTTGGTCAAGGTGTTCAGAGTGAACTCAACAGATGGGTCAACGATAGCAACCAAGTTACGATCTGGAACATTAGCTTTCTTCAAAGCATAACGTGCACGGGCGAAGTCGTCTACTTCGATAACAGCGCCAGTACCACCAGCAGCCCAACGGTGTTCAATACCGTCGATTGCTTCATTGGAGTTAGCAGATACGCCAACTTCAGGGGTAGCCAGAGTAGTGGTCTCGAAGTGAGCCATGATCGCACGTTCCATCTCAGGGACAAAACGGGAGACCAGCTGGTTCATGTAGAATGCGTCCTGCTTAGCTTTCTTCGTGATGTAGGTTGCGCTGGACAGGTACTCATCGATCGTGAACTGGAACTCACCAGTGTCAAGAGGACGGTACTGGACAGCAGTATCTTCGGCATAGTCATCGACTTGCGCCTGACCAATCGAAGGAATGGTGAACGTATCGCCATCAGGGAAGCCGTCAAGCATACGTACATATTTCTGTGCAAACATTTCGTCGCGCAGGATTTCTTTAAGTTCGGCACTCCAGATTTCGTCGCGAATCAAGAGAGCACTATTGGTAGTGTTCATACCAGACATTGTTTTAACTCCATGTTAAAGGTTATGACATACCGAACCTTGACCCAAGTCTTTGACGGTCTTCAGCCATCTGTTGTTGTGTCTTGGGGTTGTAGTATAAGGAACGGTCTTTGCGTCGGAGGTCTTGGTAATATTTCCAGTCCCTCTGACCTGTGGTTTGTGCACCAGCTGCTTCGGTACGAATGCTTCCAGCGGTCATATCAACCTTGGTAGTCTGCGCTTCACCAATAAGGGCCATGAAGGCGGTAGGACTTTCGGCGGCTAACTCCTGCATTCGGGTCAACGGCAATCCAAGTTCTGCGGCTTTTTGCTTCACGATGTTATTAGCTTCAGCTCCATATTTATCAGCCAACGACTTGTCAACTGATGCAATGTTCTGACTAACGGTAGCATCTTTCTCTCGCTTAGTTAGTGCGTCTTCAACAAGGGCTTTCAGGTCGTCCTCACTAATGGCCTGACTGGTATCGTCGGAATTAGTGCCGCTATTATCGGGTGACGCTGCTTGAGGTGTTTCCTGCGCGGGTACAGGGTCCTTGGTCTCAAGAGTTTCAAGTAGCTTAGCAGCATAGTCTTGCTTAGCTAGGTCCTGACGAAGCTCTGCCAACTGTGTCTCTAGGGACGCAATATGGGTATCGGCTTCAATCTTCCCCTTGGCAATAACCTCTGGGTCATTCCAAGTCTCTCCACGGTCTTTTACCAGCTGCTCAATGTACGACGTGGTTTCTGTGGTCGCACCGGCCTCTGGGTTGTTTGTAGTCTCTTCGTTTGCGGGGGTTGCCGCTTGTTCGTCAAATACTGACATTACTTGTCCTTTTGGTTAAGGTCTATAGTTTCTAGGATGTCGCTGAGAGCACGGTTGTACTCATTGGCAGCGATCTGCTTGTATTCCCAGCCGGGACCATACTCACGTACAGCCTCCTGCTTGGCGAATTGGTCTAGGATGACTTCCCTGAGGTCGTCAAAAGCGTTACGGTAGGTCAAAACCTGAGCCTTACGCTTCTCCTTTTGTTCTTGTGTTTTGGTGTGGCCTTTGAGCCAGTACATCTTCATCAGACGCCTTCCTCCACTGCCATTGCTTGCTGTTCTTCCTGAACCAGAGCAAGTTCTTGTTGGAACTTCTGTGCATCTGCCTGTTCAGAGATAGCAACATTCTCTTGGAACAAATCTTCCTCTCCAAGTTCATGTGCCATTAGACGGGCAAACTCTTTACCTGACAAGTGAATAGACACTGTTGGGTCACCAGCCTTGATCTGCCACAACTGTTGCAGCTGCTGGACCCTACGAGCTCTCTCAGCGAAGTGACGTGCACCCATAGGCTCAATTGAACCCTTGCCGATAATGTCCTCTTTAGTGATACGTTGGAAGACCTGTGCTCCGCTGTCTTCATCGACAACCTCAATCATGTCTTCAGTATCAAGCAGACGTGCAGCCATAGCCAACATATCATTCAGCTGTACTTCAATGAACATGCGCTCATAGTGAGCAGTCTTGTGTTCAAAGATACGGCCAGCACTGTTCTGCAGGGACTGCACTTCAAAAGCTGTCTTCTCGCCGGGGGTACGAATACCCATAGCTTGCTTAGGTGCACCTGCCAGCTCTTCCATTAGCTGCTGTAGCTGATTGATCTGCATGTCAGCCTGTAGGGCAGTAGCATCTGGCTGAAGGTAACCAATGTCACCCTCTTCACCTAGGTAGATACGTGCTCCCGGCTCAAAGTCGAAGTCCTCAACGTCACCCTTGATCTTCAGGACAGGATACGCGATCTGGTCGAACACGTCAGCCTTAAGGTTCTCAAGGTGATCAATACGGTACTGGAGGCCGATAAGGTTATCCAGTGGACCCATTGCAATAAGGTTGTCAGGACGTTCACGCCAGCCTACGTGGTGGATAGGAGCTCTACCGTGCCACGATGGGTTCTCTTCGTTACCTACAACATACGCACGGTCAATGATCGTGATCTTACGGTCAGTCATGAACTCACCGTTTTCCTTGTTGTACATATCACCGTAGAACGTCAGCACCTCAACGTAGTCGCTGTTGTAGTACTGCTGGATGTTAGAGAAGCCGTCAGCTGTGAAGCCTTCGCCCTTCTCATAGTGTGCGTCTGTAGAGCGTACGTGCGCCCGTGCAGACATTGTTCTCTCAAATGCTTCCTTGAACAGGAGGTTGCCGTTGTGGTCAGCGTCCCTCTTCAGTTCACCAAGGGTCTTAAGTGACCGGACGATCTTTGGGCTGTCAATGAAGGTTGTGGCAGCAGGGTTAAACATGATGTCATAAGGGCTGATACGGCAGAGCATAGGGCCCTTGTACCGCTGGTGTACTTCACCATTCTCCATGACGCTGTAGTCGTCTACCCACTTGATCATTGAGAAAGCATTGCCATACAGGATGTAGTCTCTCAGCAGTTCATGGTGCGTCTGTACGAACTTGGACTGCTTGATCTTGGTACTCATGTATCCCTTGATACGCTTGGTCTTATACTGCTTAGCATCTTCCATGCTGGAGGCTGACCAACGTACCCAGTTAGCCTGAGGGAACAGGGTTGCTGTATAGTTTGCATGTAAGTTGTCAGCAATCTGTGTCAGCTTAGGTGTAGTGGTTGTGTTAGACCAAGGCAAGATAGCATTAGCTGTGCTTGTGGTGTCCGTAGCATATACGTAGTTACGGATTTCCTTAGTCTGGTCAGTCCAGTTCTGACGTAGCATACGCCACTCTGTCCACTGGTTGCCAATCTCTACCGCCAGCTGGTCTGGGGACAGAAGGTGCTCTACATCAATTGTCGTTGTCATTATCTGCTCCCTGCGCGGAATTTCGAGTTAGCCCACACAATGTTTGATTTCCGTTCGCGTCCTAAGGACCTTGTTGGTCTGACTGCCATATCAACAGCTGAAGCCAGTGCATCCTTCACGTCATCGTGAGGCGGGTTACGCATACTCAACTCATCTTCCAGATACTGAGTATTGCCACCGCGATAATGCCACATCTGAAGATTGTCATACCTAGGCTCCAAGATCGAACTGATGCGCTCTTCTTTGTTGCCCTGTTGTTTGTTAGGTCGATACTCTTCAATAGCAAGAGATAGCCCATGTGTCTTAACCTGTTCTTTGAGTTGTTTCACAATAGCCATCTGGGCTACAGTTACCTCAGCCCTCATCTTACGAAAGAACCACTTGGTGTGCGCATCGAAGATATGCTCAAAGTAGTCTGATATCCTGTCCGTACGGAACCTGTCGATATCTATGACGTACACATTGTTCTCAGCATCTACACCGATCGTCACCAGAGCCGTATAGTCAGCCTTGGTACTCAGCGAGAAAGCAAAGTCGATGGCAGCATATACGTTCAACCTGTTACCCTTGTAGTACCAGTAGGAGCCTTCGAGAACCAGATGCTTCCTATCGAAGTACTGGATTTTGTCGCGGCTTACAGGTACGTTGTCGGGGTCAGACGGGTCATTGTAGTACTGGGCCCTGAACTGTGCTCTGTCGAGATACTTACCTTTCTTCTTAGCCAGCGTTGGGATATCAAACCCAAACCACTTGCCATCCTTACGTTGCTGTCGTGGCCACAGGAACTGACCAGTGCCATCCCCCATGTCCTCAACAGGACGCTCAAAGACTTCGTAGATAGGCTCTTCGCCCAGCTGGTTACCTTCTTTATCAAAAAGTATTTCACGCATCTCCATGAGACTGTTGTACAGGTCTTTCGAATGGTAGCGTGTACCAACGACCCACTCTTGTGCGTCAGCCCCTTCAATGGATGCCAACAGTGAATACTGGGAGGCTACCTTGTTACGACCTTCTTGTGTCAGGGCGTTCTCTGCTACAACAATATCATCGAGGACAGCAATATCACAATGAAGCCCAGTGAGGCTAGTTGTAAGGCCTCCGGTGAAAACAGCAGGTTCACGAATGTTCTCCTTCTTACGCAGAGGGTGGTCAAGCCCGATCTCTGTGTTTGTCCACTTGGTCCGTTTGCCTTCTTCAACATGAAGGTGCTCAGGCCAGTAGCGTTTGAATATAGGGCTGTCGATCAATCCCTTGATGAACCCTAGCTGCTTCTCTGCCAAGTTGGCTGTGGCTGAAATGTACAGCACACGGAGCGTAGGGTCCTTTGCTAGGGCCTGTGCAACCCTGTAGGCTACCAGACGTGACTTACCGTGGTCCCGTGGGAACAGGAGCAACTGGAAGGCCTTAGCGTCTTCACGGCTCCACCATTCAAGTGCTTCCCTGTGGCAGTCGCCCAGTACCTGCGTTGGGGCCACTAGAGAGATAAAGAACTCCAGATCGTTTTCAGCCCGTATTCTTATCTCTTCTATTGAGTCCATTTGATTTCTTTCTCTTGTAGAAGAACCAACCAAAGGCAATAACACCTGCGCCCATGACAACACCCATGAGAGGGTTTGACTGCGCTACGCACTTAGCTAACTCAATGTCAGCTTCAATACGTCCTGTAGCTAATTCGTACGCTAGGTCATGTACCTTACAACAATGTGCCCAATCTCCTTCGGGCCAAAGGGTGCAATAGTCAGTCAAGAAGCCCCTCCTCTCGCGCTCTCGCGAACAATGGGCCTCTAGTTTCTTTCCACCACTTGAGCCGGCCCTTACCACCTGTCGCTAGTATCTGACGATCTGTAGCGGCAAGCCATTGCTCAGGTGTAGCAGATGCACAACCAATGGTTAGACGTCCCGCTTCAAACTTCACGTTCAAACTGGGGTCTGTTTCATGGTCGATAATGATCATAACTCAGAAGCCTCCATCCATAACTCATCCACCTCAAACTGTGTGTATGAGGTCTGCTCTACTAGGAACTGTACGAGTGGTGAGTTCCTCGAGAACTCCTGTCCATGTTCAAACTCAGAGGTAAGTATAATCTTAGCCTTGGTCTCCTCCGGTGTAGTCTCAGGAAGATCCGCAAGGATTGTTATGGCGAGGTCGTAGATACCTGCGTACTTGAGTGCTGCGATCATCTGCCACCGACTGAGGCGACGGGCACTGGCAACGTAATCAGGGTCAGCAATCACGTCCCAAGCACTGTGCCAGACACCATCAATCTGAACAGGGTCAGCACGAACCAACATCTCAGAGTGAGTGATTGTCGGTCTGTCTACTTCGTGGACGATATGGAAGTCGTAGTCATTCAAGACACTCTCTGGAATATCGAGGATGTTGCGACGGAAGGACACGGTTGGGTTCTTGGCTCTAAGATCAGCCAGACCCACTGGGTATTCAAACTGCCCCTCTTCGGGGGTGTAAATATATTGCATAGTTTTTCCTTATCTCAGTGTAACAAACAACTGGCTTTCCCTATCACCACCCGGAAGAAGGTTCATTGAGACATTAGTGTCTCCCGTGTTCGGGTAGTACCCAGAAGAGTGGTAGCTGTTACCACTGCCCTGAAGAACTTGACTACTTGCACCTATAGTCCAACCACTTGCAGGTTTCTCATCTGGAGGACTAGAACTGTTTGTTGTAAGTGAGGCAAAAGTTATAGCCCCCGTCGAACCTGATTGTCCTATTGACTGACCAACATCAACGATCGTTTGGACTTCGTTGATAGCGGTAGTGCTTTGCAAACCAGTCAATACAAAGAGACTGTAACCACCTGACTGCCAATTTCCACCAGCGCCATCAATAAGGATAGTGCCTGTTGAGGAACCAGTACACGGGACCAATGCCATATATGAAAGTATGGCATCACTACTCTTACCTGTAGGGTCGTAAGTAGGACGCCAATGGACATCGTGTATCTGTCCATCAATAGTGACATCCACCACATAACGATCAGCGTTACCTGCTCTGCCTCCGCATGTGATTAGCCAATAGTCACTGGTTGTATTCGTACCAAGGCTGGCACTGGAGAATGTATAGTCTTCAGCGTCAGAGGATGACCCGTTGGAGCCAACGTAAGTGACCCCAAGAGGTGGGAGGGAGCCTCCCCCTCCAATCAACTTGGAAAAACCAATCACGATAGGTCTCCTACGTGTGTTCCATAGACAGTGCCGTTGACCCGCCAGATCATCACGACTGTGTAGCCAGTGGTTGCCAAGGTTGGAGCAGTGCCACCAATCCATTGATTAACCATCGTCCACGTAATCGTGTAGGCAGTGCCATCATCAATGTGAACGATTGCAGTCTCACCATCAGCCAGACTGCTTGTTGGGGTACTGTTACCTGTGAGCGTCCAGTATTGAACCACGCCAGTGATGGCGGGTGTTGTACCTGTCAAAGACACCTGATCCTCTTGGGCCGCACCAGAGATAACCGGCGTGGTGAGGGTCTTGTTTGTGAGTGTCTCTGTACCAGCGAGTGTTGCCGCTGGGACGTGGAGACTAGATAGTGTAGCCATTATTCAAACTCCATTACGAATACAACGCCGGGTTTACCAGCACCTCCGTCGATATTGTTACCTTTACCGCCGCCGCCACCGGAGCCGTAGGCTTTACCAGCGCCACCGGTAACATCAGTTGCTGTACTAGCGTAACCACCAGCACCGCCGCCACCCCAGAAGGATGCGCCGCCAATG